ATCGGTATAACGCGCCCACCTTGTACCCGCATCAATATGCAGGCTGGTAAGAGTAGTGGTCATTTGTTCGGTAGGTAGCGCGGAAATAATACCATTATCTTCATACTGCTTAACGCCGTACATTATCATACCATCCAATGCAGCCTTTACAGGTTCATCATGTTTATTTATGATGCGCTTAAAGTATGCAGAATAAAATCTATTTGCCATAAGGGTCGTTGGTAATATCAATCGGTGCTTCACCTAATGCTACAAGGTTTTGAGGTACTAATATTGTTCTGCGTGTTTCCTCATCCATCCAATCTGGTATTGGTTCGCCTAATAGTTCGTAGGTACGTTCAATTGAAATAGGAGCTTTACTTACCCATTCCATTAACTCCTTTTTATTCTTCTGTAATTCAGGGTAACAAGCTAAGTCATAGTCAATTATGCGGTCTTTAATGCCGCCCCAATCGCTGTAAATCTTACGGTTAAAGTTATTGCGTAAGCTATTTAAGTGCGGAATAGTAGCGCGAACCGTTAATGCTTTCTCCGCTTCAACCAAAGAATTATAAGATTTATTGTCAGGATCATTCAGTAGTTGACTTGGTACGCCGTACATATTACAAAACCCGCGAACATCATTCCAGTATGCTTGGTTTATTTCCATATCCTTTGCAGACATAGAAATAGGGGTGAATTGTACATCGGTAGGTGTAATGAAGATGCTACCGCCATTTTCAGGCCCTTTGACAGAACGAAGTTTGGCTCTTAATAAATCCGATTGCGTTAATAGTTCTTCGTATGTTGCGCCTGCTTGTTCCTTCATGCTCATAACCCCAAAATGACCACCATTCTGCAATATACTTACCTCGTATTGCTTTTGGCTGTTTGATTTAGTAAGCAACTTTGCCCCCGCGTGTAATGGGCTTTGCCCGTATAACTGCGAACCAACCCCATCATAATCAAGGTTGGCGAACTTATCGTGCATGATTTCTTCGCGGTTGAATGTAGTAACGGTATTAACTTGTAATTGATACCCTACTACTTCAGCCGGTACGGCTTGTACGTTTGCAATGATGCTCATGTATTGGCTAGGTAGAGCGTGTAGGCTATTTGGTAGCCCATTGTTCGCACCCGCTTCAATTAGCTTGCCGTATGTATAACTATCACCCGTTATTAGTTTGTAAGCTACTAGCAATTCAACTAAATCACTCCATGTGTCGTTTTCGTTAGGGTATTTCAAAAGGTCGCTAATCTTTGATGGTTTGTCTACTATTTCCATAGACTTAGACTGCCAACGTAGAACCTCACCCCAATCGGTAATCTTATCGGGTTGGGCAATTATCGATTTGTATTTTGCGTATGCTTTTTTGTCCTTTATTTGGTATTCGTACCAATCGGGTACTTTAGCTTTATCAGTTATTAGGTTCACCACCGAATAAACAATATCATTACCCATGTAGCCCGACTTAACTTGGTCTAGCTTATTTTGCCCCGACCATGTTACAACCCCATTCCCTATCTTTTGAGCCGTTACCATTTGCTGATTCAATCGCAGCCCTAAAATGGATGCTAATTTGCGTTGGATATAATTCATTCGGGAAATATTTTACTTTCAAAGATACGATATTTTACTAAGCTACAAACGGCTTGAACTTGGTACGGTTTAGTTCGTTCTTTATAACCGCCGTTAGGTTATCTACCTCGTCATCATGCAACCCATTCGGGAACGATGCACATTGGTTTAAAAACGCATCATTCCAATTACCCTCAACTAAAAATATTCTACCCGCTTCAATCTTTGGCGATACTGCATTAACCCTTGTTACCTTGTCGTCCTTAGGGGCTTCATCTTCAATAATATTCAACCCAGTTGTTTGCTTTATCTGTTGAACGATTGACTTCCCACTTGCCTTAGGTTCAACCCTTATTTTTGATTGTGGGCTATAACCGTACAATTGCACCCATTCTGGCAGCCATTGGCAAAGCTGCGGAAATTCTTTCCATACGCTAGTGGAATGTAGAATATAAACATTTGTTCCATCTGTTTTGTATGCCATTGCCCCCGTTGGGTCATTTGATTGCTTAGCTGTATAGGCGGGGTCTAATTGGAAATGCGTTGTAAGGTTCGGCGGTACTTTTGCCATTGGTATAATCTCAAACCATTGTTTCTTTAGCAAACCACCGTCTAATGGTGCGGGTCGTTGCATCATTTGACCTGCATAACCATAACTACCCAGATCTTCTTTGGTAGCCGCTAATGATTGTTTATTGCGGCGTATTGGGTCAAATAAGCCATCTTGATAGTATCGTTTGAGGCTACTTGGTTTTACATCTTCGGATAATTCGGCTGGTATGCAGATATGATTTGTTTTTAGACTTGTTTTGCCTAAGATATAGCCCGTTGTATCTTGTTCGTGCAAACGCTGCATTACGATAATAACAACACTAAAGTCGTTTGATACCTTTCTACTTGAAATAGTTTCGCTTACCCATTTATTAGCCCTTTCACGTTCAACTAAGGAAGTTGCAATAGCAGGGCTCATTGGATCATCCAATATTATTTGGTGGGCATGAATACCCGTAATGCCCGAACCGGTAGAAGTTGTGTACCTTTCACCCAATAAACCGTTTTTAAAGTTAGTTTTACCTCCGCTTGTTTTTTCTACTAATTCGGGGTAGGTATTGCGGAATTTATCGCTTTGATAAATGTTATAGCATTTCTCCGATATATCTTCGGCTGGGGTACTTGCATAAGAACCGCAAATAAACCTTTGAGTAGGATCAATAGTCCAACACCACAAAGGGTACATTTCGGATATAATGGTTGACTTTGAAGAACCAGGGGGTACGTTGATAATAACGTAATCGTGCAGCTTCTGCTCCCGCTTTGCTAATCTTTCGCCAATCGTTTGCAACTCATCGCAAAGGTACTTGATATGCCAGTTCCAAATCGGCTCTTCGGCTATAATCGTATCCCAAAAGTATTGTACAAACTCGTAGAAAGAACGTTTATATAATTCCGCCCTAACTTGATTTATCGGTGGTAGCTGCATTAAGTAATTCTTTTAGCGTTTCCGATTTTACCTTACTTAAATCGTAGTTAAATGTGTTCTCTAAGCCCCCGCTAAGATTTAGATTATCGGTAGGCTTACCAAATGCATGTTCAAGAATAAACTTTTGTAATGATGGTTCCCCGCTTTGCCATGCGGCTATGACTGCCCCATTTTCATCCCCATTGTACAATGAAGCCAATATTTGTTTAAATCTTTCAGCAGTCTTTTGCTCAACTGCAACTGGCTTTCTCCCTGCCCCTATTCTTGCACCGCCTTTATTGCTCATTGATTTTAAATTGATTATTCAACCCAAAGTTAAGCCAAATTATCAAATCGGCAAAGGGTATCTACCACTTCTGCAGTTGTACGGCATAAAGCGTACGGAATACCATGTTCGGTCCAAACTTGCTCAATAAGTTTTTGCGCGTCTGATTGCGTACCTTTTGGCATTTTAAGTTCTATGGCCCAAAGTGGGTTCATGCAAACAATATCAGGAATACCAGGAACAACTCCCTTTGATTTTAAAGCCATTCTCATTTGGTCGCTAGTCGCAGATTCATTAGGTACATGAAATACTAATTTCCTCCATTGTGGGAAGTTGTGGTTGATATAGCGAAACGTAGCCGCTTGAAATTGGTCCTCATTTTTAGGGATAAAAGCTAAATATTGTTCTTTTGTCATTTTAAAAGGTGTTTTTGTAATTTTTTAATAGGTTTTGCAATTAAATTACAAACTTTAAAAATTGCAACTGTTTGATTATCAATAATAATTACACAAATTGCAGAAAAAACGACGATTTTATATTAAGTCTATATAGGGTAACATATACAAACATACTTTTTACTGGGCTATTTTATATATATAATATATACTTTTATACAATAAATAGTATATTTTATGTAAAGGTTGTAATTATAAAGATAACTTATTGATTTTCATATATTTATCAAACACAAAACCAATTACATAAAATTGCAAACTTGCCTTAAAATTACAGAAAACAGTCATTAAAAAGGTGTTTTTAGGGTAAATAAACGATACCTTTGACTGATTCCATTTACAGTTTTTGTGTAATTTGCTTCCACTTCCACCCCAAATTTATCCCCGTAAGACTTCAATGCAGCATTTATTCTCTGGGAAGATGGTTGGTATTGTTTCGGAATATTGTTTTCGTTGTAGTATTTTTCGCAGTCCATTTTAAAGTTTTCGTTAGGTACTTCTATTTGATTGGTCCATGTTCCCCAATATTCACCAATTAGGCCCACAATAACGGCCCCAAATGTTTGTTCAAACTGTTTATGCCACCCAGTAATAGTAAGTTCTTGTGCGGTAAGTTTACGGCCACCTTGTAACCATTTTTGTATTGATTCGGCAATATAGTTATCAAAACCCGCCCAATCTTCTGTGGACCATCCTTTAGGGAAATGGCAACCGAAGTGCACATCAAGTCCACCAGCTTGTGTAAAAAAGTTAGTAAACTCTATTGGTATAATTCTGCGGCGTAAACCGCCATCTGTTACCTCGTAGCTAAAATTTGTTTGAACTATAAACTTAGGGGCATCTTCTACAGACACTTCAACTTCATCTTTAAATAACTTTTTCCAAATAAATGATCCAGTAGACGGTTCCTTTAGGAA